AGGATGTCCTATGCTCCTGAATACCTCCCTGAATATCCGAGGCGAACCTATGGTCAATGATCGTGATGACGCTGACCGTTTCCAGCTACTGTATGGAGTGACGGTATGCTCGTAGAAACAAACGCAAGAAGCATAGCCAAATCCGTTAGCTGGAGAGCTATAAGTACAACAGAAACATTTTTAATTAGCTGGTTAATAACTGGACACATTGGAGTCGCAGGTGGCATTGCTAGTATACAGGCTATAGCTTCGACATTTTTATACTGGCTACATGAACGTGTTTGGTACAAGATTAAATGGGGTTGAAAAACTTTACAGCTTAAAGGTTTGTTCTTAAATACAATGATGCTACGAGATGTCTTCTATTACGGTGCTAAACCCAATGTCCATCCACGAGAAAAGTTTGCAGAGAATATAGCGGACGCCAGGAATCAGTGTACTACTGAACATTTCTGGATCATAAACGAGTTCTGTGACTACCGGGGCTTTGATTGGGATTTCGATTTTTATTCCCTACCCGACGAGGATGTTTGGGCCGAAGATCATAACAATGTCTGGCCCAGCCAACATCAGAAAGATTCAGGTACTTGGCTTTGCTCAGAAAAATACAGCGACATAATAGTATATCGCACCGATGTCGATCCTATACAACGCAAGAATAACAAGAATGATCTTTGGGTAGAACTTGATCTGATAGATCATAACAAGTTTGATTTCTCCTGGCATCATGATCCGACTGAGCCTCCTTATATCTATCGTTGGGGATCTAAACATTATCCGGTAGAACTACGTCCCGTATTAGAATATCGTGTTCCTGGCGCGACTGAAATAAAATATGTCGGTGTTGTTATTGAATTAACCTCACTGAATGGCGGCGAAGTTACACAAAAAACTATAGGCACAGTAGAACTTCTCCCTGAATGGGATAAGTGGAAAATCATTGTCCCGGTTGATGAATCTAGCTTTGATTTCACTTGGCGCCCAGATCCAAACAGTCCTCCATACATCTATGTGTTCGGTAATCAATGGAATGATGCTACGACCGAACCTACCTTAGAATATCACATGCCAGATGCGGTCGATAGAAAGTACATAACGGACATCGTACCTAAGGTTGCTAATACAGAAACGAATTGGAAGACACTTATTCCAGTAGAATCATTTGATTATAGTTGGAGACCTAATCCACATAGTCCTCCTCAGATATATCAATGGGCAGACAACGGCCCGAGATACACGATGCCTGGTGCAACTGAAGTTGTACTCATGGAACGAATGGACAAGACTAAAAAGGCAACAGTAAATCGTTATCAGATTAAAACTACGTTAAATGATCTAGTAAATGAACACCCTGATGAAGTATTCTGGGCTATTAACCCTGATTTGTCATATGATAAGTTTGACTTCAGTTGGCGTCCGGATGAGAATAACTTCAGGCATATAAACGTGTTTGGTAATGAATACAGCAAGGATACGCACACATACTACGTGAACGGTCCCCTTTACAAGATGGGCTATAAGGAATACAACTATGTGGAAGGACAAACAGTTGAGATTGACAGTAATCTTAGCATGTTCTTTATTGATCGCAGTAATCCCGAGAGTGCTGCAAGATTCACAGAGTTGAAGGAACGCTACCCGCAACTACAGAAGACACGATATCTGAATGGTTGGATAGAGACAATCAACCGTTGCATCGCTAAGTCAGATACTAGACTATTCTGGGTACTCAATAGTGAGTTAGACTACAGTAAGTTTGACTTTGACTTCTATCCTAGCCCTTGGCAAGAGAAGATGGTACATGTATTCGGAACACAGTGGTCACACTGGGGCACAACCTTCCTAGTGAATAAAGAACAGTTCCCTGAAGATACTAAGTATGTCAAGATCATTGAGCATCTTAACATGTTGAACTTTGTCAAGAGTAAGCGGGCAATCGCAGTTGATTGTCTATATCCAATATACATGATTGATCATGGCAATGAACCAGTCAGCGATATCAAGGGCATCACAGTAACTTCTATAAAATATGAACACAGTTACATAAGGACATTCCGCAATCTACTGAAGACTTTACCCGAGAAGAAAGAACATTACATCTGGGTATGCTCTAGCATATGTGATTATGAGAACTTTGACTTCAGTTATATATGCGATCCATACGCTAAAGACCAGTTGCACGTATTTCCTAGCGATGGGCAGGCGTTCGGTGATACATTCCTGATTGATGTGAATAAATTACGCAGCCTCATTGAAGAGATGGTCATGCTAGAAGACTATGAGAAGGTTAATTACAATCAGCATCAGCGTGTCAAGAGGCTACCTCCGCCGGTGATCATTACCGAAGGAGACTCCCATGTGTCCAGCATCAATACAGAATTTGATTGGCCTTATGCCGTTTTCGTCACAGAAGATAACAAAGACATACAGGTAACAGACATTGAACCGATAAATCTATGGACGGCTGAGAATAAGAATATCCTTATCACGACTACCGGTGCATCACGAATCATCGTCCCTAGAGAAGCCAAAGAATATGTCTATAGCGAATTGTATGATTATCCGTATATAGGTAGGGCCAAGACATTGGTAAATTCCGATCCAATGGATATCGTTTATTTGAGCAACGGTGAAGCAGGAGCAGAAGAAAATTGGGAACATCTGCTGAAAATAACTAGAGGCATTAAAAATAGGGTCGTGAGGGTAGATGGGATCAACGGGCGTGTTGCTGCTTATCATGCGGCGGCGGAAGCTAGCGAGACACCCTGGGCGTTCACTGTGTTTGCAAAATTGAAGGTGAATCCTAAATTTGATTGGACCTGGCAACCGGACCGGATGCAGGAATCCAAAAGTTACGTTTTTCACGCAAAGAATCCTGTCAATGGATTGATCTATGGTCACCAAGGCCTCATATGTTACAACAAAAAACTTGTTCTTGCTCAACACGAATGTGGCATTGACTTTACCTTAAGTATGCCACATGAAGTCGTGCCATTGGTTTCAGGAACTGCAAACTATAACACTGATCCTTATGCAACTTGGCGTGCGGCCTTTAGAGAGGTAATCAAGTTAAAGGATCAGGTAATAAAGAACCCAACAGATGATATTTCTGCAATGCGGTTAGATACATGGCTTAACAAGGCCGAAGGGGAATTCAGCCAATGGTCTATCATGGGAGCAGTTGACGCAGAAGAATACTATGAAGAAGTAGAAGGTAACTATGAGAAGTTATTGTTGTCATTTGAATGGGTGTGGTTGAAAGAAAAATTTACACAAAGGTATTGACATTTAGATTAAATACTTGTATATTGATAATACATTCTTCAAAGGAGAATCACTCATGAAGACTCTAGTTGCTGCCCTTACTGCGTTGACATTAATCGCTACTCCTGTCCTTGCACAGCAGCGTTACGAACGCCAAGAATCACACGAACATCACCGTAACAATGAATGGGTAGCCCCATTAGTGGGAGGATTGATTATCGGTGGAATTATTGAAAATAGCACCCATAATAATGACGAACGATACTATCCTCCAGTTGTACAACCAAATCTAGTATGCGAGAATTATTATGTGCGCGATGTCTACGGTAACTATGTACTTGATCGCTATAACCGAGCTATTGTTCAACAACGCTGCTGGTATATTAGGTAATGCATGATAAGGCTAAGCATCGTTGATAAGATAGAAGATATTGATAAGGTAAAATCATTACTCTACCAATGTTATCCGTCTTTCAGCGTTGACGATGACCCTATCTTATCTAAGGATCCAGCGCAAAAGATCATACAGTTAGAAAAGATCGCCTTTCTGGTATCACTGCAAAGTCCCACGAAGCAATATATATTAGTAGAGGATGGTACCCAACTTGTAGGATTTGCTGCGATGAATATGTTATCAATTCAGCATTTCTATTCTTTATCTTGGGTAGCTGTTGCTGAATCACATAGGGGACAAGGATTAGGTAAAAGGATAGTACTAGAAGCAGTTAGATTCAGCAAGATGAAGAACAATGATGTGGTTCTGTCTACTGATATACCGGGCTTCTACACTAGATTAGGTTTTACGATAAGCAACGAGTTTAAACCGGGCTGGTATTTGATGTCAACAGATTCTCTGAAGAAAACGGGCAAAAGATAACTTGACACTCTACTAGATTTAATGTATAAATACGATTGTAATTGATGACCAAATTTAATAGTTGGGCAAGACTCGGGAGGCAGAGCCCGACGGCTCCACCATTGAATGCATGCGGTGGCAACCTAAATTGCCATGGCGAGCCTGTAAAGCCAAGCTCTTGAATGGTATGCATTCAATCATGGGGCCGAATTAGTATAGATTGACAACGAAAGAACGAGCGAGATTATCGGTAAGGAACGACCGACAATTTGTCCAAAAACACAAATGCTAACGATAATGTAGCATATGAGGATCTTGCTTTAGCAGCATAGGTCCTCTGGGCTTTGTTAGTTGAGCCTAGAAACAGAATCAACTAACACTTCTGTCAAATATCTGATTTTACGGTAAAAATAGGTTGACTTCGGTTGCCCGTTTTGCTACATTGATAATGTAAGAGACGGAGATAAATATCATCATGAAGATCACCGAAGTTCTCCAACCCAGCGAAGAAGCTCTGTTTGAAGCTCTTGATGTTGAGAATGACACCGGTCTGTTGACCGAAGACCTTGTAAAGATCGTCAAGAGCAAGAACGGTCCTTGGTCTGAGCCTATGACCGGCGATGAGATGATTGCTCGTCTCTATGAAGCAGCAGCAAAAAATGGCATCAAAGTCTAAGAATAAGGGCACAACTCCCGAACTTAATAGCGTTAAGTTTGTTGAAGGGTCATTGTGGACTGCATCGGTATTGAATGCCGTTAAAGATACGCCTAATGTTATAAAAAAGATCAAAGAATTTCAGGAAGTTAAATCTAAAAATCCTATGGCTCCATATGGGACAAATGATAGGCCATTTGCCAGTACAGGCCTGTATAAGCAGTACCTTCCGAAAGCGATGAAGGCACACCTCACTCCTGATATCAGTGTTGTATATGAATTATCAGGACGTAATCCTACTATTATTAGGTTATATGGAGTGTTTACTCATGCTGATATGGGTACAGGTCAGCCTCCGAATAAAAATGTACAAAAGAGTATGGCTGCTCGCCTCTCTAATTCCTTCAATGAAAATCTAGAAGTCTTCTTTAATAAACTGTTGAAAGAGTAATGTCCTACTGATAAATACAGTATGGACATCCAAGAACTTCATGATTTTAAATTAGGTGATGCGATCAAGTTTCATAAGAAGCTTAATCCAAAACTTTGGCATGACGAGAAACTTGATCCCGTAATTAGAGGACACCTCTTGAAGATTGCTGAAGATTTCGTTGAGGATCTTGGCGTGACCTTGCATGTCAAGGATATAACTGTTTCGGGATCCAACGCAGCATTCACGTACACTCCTCATAGTGACCTAGACCTGCATGTGGTCGTGGATATGAAGAAGCTTCCCGAGAGTGATGTATATAAAGAATTGTTCAACGCTAAAAAAACCCTATACAATGAAACCAATGATATCAAAGTCCGTGGTATTCCTATAGAATTGTATGTACAAGACTCTAATGAACCTGTAGAATCTTTGGGTGAATATAGTGTACTTAATGACAAGTGGATACGGATTCCAAAGAGGCAAAAAGCCAATTTTGATCAGATGTCTACCAAAGAGAAATACACGCAATTAGTACAGTTAGTAAACCTAGCGATGAAGACAAAGGATCTGGCTAGGGTATCCAAAGCTATTGATATCATTCGCCGATATCGCAAGGCAGGATTGCACGATGCTGGGGAGTTCAGTCCAGAAAACCTAGCATATAAAGCTATTCGCAAACAAGGTGGAATTGACGATTTGTATGACCTAAGGGACAAACTACATGGTCAATCCTTGAGCATTGAAGAAGCTACTGACAGACCTTCTGCTATCGCACAGATTAAACAATTGCAAAATACTTCAGGAAGGACTTCCCAAGAGATAGAGACTAGCGAAAGGATTATTCAAAATCTGATGCGTAAATATAATATTAGTGCAAAGGATCTAGAACCAAAAACATCTAATCCTTATCAAAGCCAGATAGCAGCCGCAGCGTATAGAAAACAACAAGCAGCCGCCGGCTTAAAGCAAGAGTGGGAAAGATTCAAACGCAGTATCTTTGCAGAAGATGAAGAACTTGACGAAGCATACACCAGCAAGCAACAAGTTATTGACCATTTTGTGAAGAATCGTAAGTATGGCGTCCCCTCATCAACCGCTGCAAAACAAGGTGCTGTAGCATGGGAAAAGGGTTGGAGAGGTCCTAAACCCAAACCGACTAGCGCATCCACGCTGCCTACCAAACCTTGGTTGCCATACAAGGACGACATTGACGAAGCCTCAGGATATATTCCAAATGCAAGAAAGGTTAGGTACGCTCCTTACTTCACTGGCGAAAGTCTAACCGAAGGGCAAAAACATCTCAATAGTATTAATGGTTCTGTACCCATGAATGTCTGGTTAACAGAGATTGAAGCAGCACTAAATGATCATATTCTAACAGAAAGTATTGATGAAGATGCATTGTTCAATATAAAATCGTTAGAAAAGATATCTGCTATTCCTGAAGTAGGAGAATCATATATTCCTATTCCAATCATAGTGTCAATGGATTCGGTTTATGTACAGGATGTTACCGGCGCATTCCCTGCAGAAGCTCCTCCAAAGTTCCTACAGTTGTTGAATAAAAATGAAAACACATTATCATTCAAATCGGGAAATGAAATCCTACGATATCCACAAACATTAAGACATGCGTCATCATATGCAACTGTATTATTAGCGGACAGTGCAGACCAATATGAAAAAATTAGAATGCTAGTATCACTCTATTTCAATCAAACTCTGTTACCACTACAACTTAACGAAGCCTCAGGATATATTCCATCAGCAAAGGAAAAGAATGATCCTCGTTTCTCAACTGCGTTAACGGTAGATGTTCACCCAGATACCATGAAGAAGGGTGCTAAAGGTTTCGGCTGGAAGATTAGTCGTGCAGGTATTCCTCCCCAAGCCAGACCTGATGGCAAGTTTTAGGTTGACATATACCCAAAAGTGATTTAGAGTGTGACTATGACCCAGATCACAGATGCACTCCAAGCTCGTGCTGTCGTTGATGGGTTGTATAAGCAACTCCGAACCTCACGATACAATCCTGATCTCTACAAATATCATGAAAATCTAGTTGAGATGGTGAAAACTCTTAGCATCCTTGAAGTGGAAGCACGGCAGACCCACAAGGACAAGAAGGTGAAAGAGTACATCGCACAGATTGAAACATCAGTAAAATACCTTAGTAATCTTATCCTCATGCTAAAATTAATGGATTGATTGATGACCGAAAAACCTACTCTAACCAAATATTCAGATGGCTCCAAAGCATGGTATCTGAATGGCGAACTTCACCGGAAAGATGGGCCGGCATATGAAGGGGCAGATGGCTCCAAAGCATGGTATCTGAACGGCGAACTTCACCGGAAAGATGGGCCGGCATATGAAGAGGCAGATGGCACCAAATTATGGTATCTGAATGGCAAACTTCACCGGAAAGATGGGCCGGCAATTGAAAGGGCAGATGGCTCCAAAGAATGGTATCTGAATGGCAAACTTCACCGGAAAGATGGGCCGGCAATTGAAAGGGCAGATGGCACCAAAGCATGGTATCTGAATGGCAAAGAAATAACTGGTTCGGAACTTGACATTCTCCTGATGCGAGCCTGGATGGAATCCGGAAAGAATTATTTTGAAAAAAGTGAAAAAACAGGTTGACTTCAGAAATACGATTTGCTATATTAAGAACATAGAGAGAGATGACTCTCTCGTTTAGAAAGGAACTTAAAAATGTCTCAAGTGTCTGATCATCTCACGATCACTTCTATTCAAGCCCGCAAGGCTATCCTTACCGCATTCAAGTCCAAACGTCCTATCTTTCTCTGGGGTCCTCCCGGCATCGGCAAGTCCGAAGTCGTTCAGGAGATTACTGATGAACTCGGCGGGTACATGATTGATCTGCGTATGGCACAGATGGAACCCACTGATATTCGTGGTATCCCGTACTTCAATAAAGATATCAACAAGATGGATTGGGCTGAACCCGTTGATCTTCCGACTCAAGAACTTGCCGATCAGTATCCGATCGTCGTCCTCTTCCTTGATGAGATGAACTCTGCTCCCCCTGCTGTTCAGGCTGCTGGTTATCAATTGATCCTCAATCGTCGGGTCGGCAAGTACAAGTTGCCCGACAATGTTGTGATCGTTGCTGCTGGTAACCGTGATAGCGATAAAGGTGTTACTTATCGTATGCCCATGCCCCTCGCGAATCGCTTCGTTCACCTTGAGATGCGGTATGACTTCAGTGCTTGGCAGCAATGGGCTGTCAACAAGGGCATTCACAAGGACGTCGTCGGTTATCTGTCTTTCTCTAAGCAAGATGGCTATGACTTTGATGCGAAGGGGTCGTCTCGTGCGTTCGCGACTCCCCGTTCGTGGTGCTTCGTGAGCGATCTGCTCGCCGATGAGGATGTTGATAACGATACGCTGTATAATCTTGTTGCCGGTGCTATCGGTGAAGGTCTCGCTACTAAGTTCATGGCTCACCGTAAGGTCGCTGGCCGTATGCCCGATCCTGCTGATATCCTCTCTGGCAAGGTCAAGGAACTTCAAGTCAAGGAAATCTCTGCGATGTATTCGCTGACGATCTCCATGTGCTATGAACTGAAGGACGCCCTTGATAACAAGCGTGTTGATACGAAGAAGTTCCACGAGATGGCTGATAACTTCTTCTCTTATATCATGGCAAACTTTGAGACTGAGTTGGTGGTGATGGGTGCAAAGATCGCACTCAAGACTTATCGTCTGCCGATTGAGCCCTCACAGTTGTCTAACTTTGATGAGTTTCACAAGAAGTACGGTAAGTACATTGTGGAAGCCGGCAACTAATACAGTTGCTGGCTATTATGGGGGAGGGGTTTTTGAGACATTCCCCTCCCCCTTTTTATCGGAGTAAAAATGTCTGATCAACCTACTCTAACCAAATATTCAGATGGCTCCAAAGCATGGTATCTGAATGGCGAACTTCACCGGAAAGATGGGCCGGCATATGAAGAGGCAGATGGCTCCAAAGAATGGTATCTGAATGGCAAACGACATCGTGAAGATGGGCCGGCATATGAAGGGGCAGATGGCACCAAATTATGGTATCTGAATGGCGAACTTCACCGGAAAGATGGGCCGGCATATGAAGGGGCAGATGGCTCCAAAGCATGGTATCTGAATGGCAAACGACATCGTGAAGATGGGCCGGCAATTGAAAGGGCAGATGGCACCAAAGTTTGGTATCTGAATGGCAAAGAAATAACTGGTTCGGAACTTGACATTCTCCTGATGCGAGCCTGGATGGAATCCGGAAAAAATTATTTTATGGATAAGGTAGTTTAAGGCTTGACTTCCGCCTCGGAACCGACTATATTAAATATTATGACAACGAAAGGGACTATCCCAATGAGCGATGTTATTTCCCCTAATAAACGCAAGCGTTCTCGCAGCAAGAAGTTTGAAAATCTCGTAGGTCCGATGGATCCGAAGATTGATAATGAGGCTCGTGAACGTCTTGTCACTGCTCGTATCGGTCTGCTGCTGAAGCATTCTTTCTTCGGTAATCTCGCTACCCGTATGCAACTCATCAACGCTGATGAATGGTGTTCTACGGCTGCTACCGATGGTCAGAAGTTCTATTACAACTCGCGCTTCATCATGATGCTTCGCACTAAGGAAGTTGAATTCCTCGTCGGACATGAAGTCCTTCACGTTGTTTATGATCACATCGGTCGCCGCGGTAATCGTGATCCTGAAATCTGGAACATCGCTGATGACTATGCGGTAAACGCGGACCTCAAGCGTCACAAGGTGGGTGAATTCATCACCACTGTCGGTTGCTTGTATGAAGCAAAGTATGATGGTATGGCCGCGGAAGCCATCTATGAAGACCTCATGAAAAATGTGAAGTACATCAACATTGAAGACCTTCTGGACAAGATGGTTGATGATCACATGGATGGTGAAGGTGAAGGTGATGAGGGAGAAGGTAGCGACAAGAAGGGCAAAGGCCGCCCGAAGATGTCTCCTGAAGAACGCGAGCGTGTCCGTCAAGAAGTGAGGCAGGCGATCATCAATGCAGCACAGTCTGCTGATGCCGGCTCAATCCCTAAGGGTGTTGAGCGCATGATCAAGGAACTCACTGCTCCTGTCATGCCCTGGCGCGAACTGCTTCAATCTAATCTGACCTCTGCGATCAAGTCGGATTATTCTTGGATGCGTCCTTCTCGTCGCGGCTGGCACATGGATGCAGTGATGCCCGGTATGAATCCTGGCGAAGAGATTGATGTCACTGTGTTTATTGACATGTCAGGTTCTATCTCTATGAAGCAAGGTCAAGCGTTCCTCTCAGAGGTTGCTGGCATGATGGAAGCGTTTGACGGCTTCAAGATCCGTGTCGCTTGCTTTGATACTGCGGTCTACAACATGCAGGAGTTCACTTCTGAGAACCTTGACACGATTGATGACTACCAAATTCATGGTGGCGGTGGTACTGACTTTGATTGCATCTTCAAGTATCTCAAGGAAGAAGGCAGCGTGCCTAATCGTTTGATCGTATTTACCGATGGATATCCTTTCGGTAGTTGGGGGGATCCTGAATATGCCGATACAACTTGGATCATTCACGGTGATACTGATCCGAGCCCGCCCTTCGGTACTTGGGCTATCTATTCGGATCATCGCACGTAATAGTATTCAGTAGAGTATTTATGTATTCTTGCTCGGAGAGCGTTCGGACCTATATTATAGGATTCGGACGCTTCCTTTACGGTATTAAAGGTTCCATTCGGGGTAACAACTGCTTTGGCATTAGGATTTTTATCTCCGATGAAATCATAGTCACGAGAAGCATATGGTCTCTTTTTACCCGACCAATAATATCCTGTTTCTTCACGTTGCTTTCGTTGAGCATCGGTCCATTCACCGCCGTAGCCGTGATGGTTAGGACCGGTAACCGCTTCTCGTTGAGCATCTGTCCAACGCCAACGCTCACCGTACATTGGATTATCTTCACCTTTATGACTGAATAAGTGTTGTTTGGCTATATATGCTTCGCAGTTAGAAGTATTTCCTCCGTCACCTTCTTCCGGTCTAAGGTTAGCCCAGTTACTATCTTCAACTACATTCCATAAAGCACTATAGTGCAGTCCCCAATACTTTATTTCCTCGTTAGTTTGGCATTCTCGTAGTATTTCAGTAGTGACATCATATCCGTGTTTGTTGATATGTGGGATCCAGCGTTCTCCGGATCCTTTATACTTGTATGGGTCTTTGGTAGTTTTTCCAAGATATTGCAACCCGGTTTTGTTGTGGGTTTTCTTATACAAATAAATAGTCATGCTGATGTTCCTTTTTAACATTAGAGTAGTTGGGACTGCCATCCGCGAACTACATCTTTATTTATCCCAAATATGTTTACATCATGTATTAGATATGCTATAAAGAAGTCATGACACACACAATTGACGACATCAACCTAGAGACTTGGTTTACGAATAGGGAACTTTCGGTCAATCCTAAACACTTCACGCAGGCCAGGACACCCCTGACACCAGAATCAAAGGTATGGATCCTAGAGAAGTTACATGGCCGGTTCTCTAGATGTATTCCAACCAATTTCATTGACGCTGTTGGTATGTGTCCAACATTTGAAGACCCTAAAGAAGCCGTATTTTACGAATTAACCTTCGGATAAAAAATACTTTATAGTGTTTCTTTATTAAATACTCTTACAACAATGGAGAATAAAATGAGTTTTTTGAGACATATCGGTAAGCACGGAGACAGGAAAGTAGCGATTGTATTTCGTGAAGTCCCCGGCGAACCACACATGTGTTTGGTAGTCTATACCGAACTACTCAATCAGAATATGCACGATCCGATCATCAAGTGCATTGAATCCGATATCGGACAGAACAGCGAGCATCTTGCAGACGCATTCAATCGCACCCACACCCGCGATGGTCATATCATCCTACAGAAACTGCACGCCGAAGGCATGTTGAAGAAGGTTCAGACCGAACTCATCGTCATGACCCCTGCACCTAATACGAAGATCAAGTTGAGTGACCTCAACAAGATCCTAGACGAGATGAAGCTGGGTGAAGATGCTACCCGTAGGTTGGCTGAGATGGACAATCAACGCGGTATGCAGGATCCTGCTCAAGTGGCTCGCATGATGCGTGGCAATCGTGATGCAATGGTTGATGCTCCGGCAGCAACTATCGCAGCATCTGGTAATGATGCATTAGGGGATGCCCAACTAGCCGATACATTTAGGGCACAAGCAGAGCGTATGCAACGCGAGGCCAACGGGCTACTTGCAGAAGCAAATAGGCTATTGAATGAAGCAGCAGCACTTGCTCCTGCTGCCCCTGTAAAGAAGGCTCCTGCCGTAAAAAAGGCAGCATCAGTTGCCACTAAAACAAAAGGTAGACCCAAGAATACCCCCATCGTAGCATAAAGGTTATCACGTAGATGTCACCGGAATTCATTCAGAAGTGGGAAAAATTACTTGATGGTGTTGAAAAACAAACTATTCCGGTAGAATTTCTAAAGAAGTTGATCGTAAAACTACATGGTAAACGACAACGGACAATCAACATTGAACGGTTGTTAAAGCAGGGGTTAGAATCAGATCAAATAGAAGAATTTCTGAGTAGAAAACTCACGGAATTTGACGATGAGATGATGGGTATTGAGTTTATTCTTAATGTCAAGAATATTGCGGATACTGTACAGCCCGAAACGGATCGGTTATTGAATAAGCTATGAAACTGAACTCACAGCAGGCCCTTGAGGCTAGCCGACGGATCTACGAGAGCCATGGCCACGATTGGGCGCGGGTGCGTGAGTCCGGGCGGATCATGTCGGAGGATTTGGAATAGGTATGTTGTGGCATATCTTCAAATCTATGTTTGAACGGTGGCAGACTAGAAACGAACAATACATTAACGAGTGACGTATGAAACAATATCACGATTTATTGAACGATATACTAAATAACGGCGAAGAGCGCAATGATCGTACTGGCGTAGGCACTATCAGTGTGTTCGGTCGTCAGATGCGATTTGACTTGACTCAGGGCTTCCCTGCTGTTACAACTAAAAAGCTAGCGTGGAAAGCAGTTGTCAGCGAATTGCTTTGGTTTTTAGAAGGGAGCGGAGATGAGAGAAGACTCGCGGAGATATTACACGGCACAAGAGATACAAAGAATACTACAATATGGACAGGAAATGCTACAGCAGCTTATTGGGAATCCAACTCAAAGTTCTCCGGTGATCTCGGAAGGGTCTACGGGGTCCAATGGCGACGTTGGAATAAACACGTTGAACGTAAAAATTTCGGACCAGCTCATCTAGGTGGCGATAGACTAGCAGTTGATCAGACAGAAGTTGACCAGATTGCAAATCTGATTGAAGGGATCAAGAATGATCCAAATGGACGTAGACATATCCTTACTGCATGGAATGTAGCGGAACTTGATCAGATGGCGTTGCCTCCGTGTCATGTCATGAGTCAATTCTATGTCAGCAAGGACCGGCTTAGTTGTCATATGTATCAGAGGTCAGTGGATGTCTTCCTCGGTCTACCCTTCAACATCGCTAGTTATGCTCTATTGACACACATGATTGCTCAAGTATGTGATCTTAGTGCAAGTGAATTGATTATCAGTACTGGCGATACTCATTTGTATTTGAATAGTATAGGCGCGGCAAAAATTCAGTTAACCAGAGACCCTTATCCACTGCCAACTCTCTGGTTAAATCCTGAAATAAAAGACATTGATAAATTCACTATGGATGACATAAAACTTATAGGATATAAAAGTCATGCAGCATTACCTGCTCCAATGGCAGTATAGGTATGAGAATTCTCGTTACGGGAGGACTGGGCTTTATCGGTCACAATGTTGTTCGGCAACTTGAACAATTAGGACATGAGGTTAGTATCGTAAATAGCATCACTAACTATGGTGTCATTCCATATGCTGAACTATTCCGTTTACGAGATGAAAGATTATCTAGGATAAAAACGAGGACGATCCATCAAGCTGACATATGCGACAATACTATAGATAGTTTTATTGAACGATGTAAACCTGAAATAGTCATTCATCTTGCGAGTGTGCCTAATCAGAAGATGGTAAACTCTGATCCTACATTAGCCGCCAAAACGATGACAGAAGGTTTGGTTAATATGTGTGAGCAATCTTGCAAACATCAGGTCAAGAGATTCGTATATATAAGCAGCAGCATGGTGTACGGCGACTTCAAGGATGATATCAAAGAGGATGCGAGATGTTCGCCCAAAGGATTATACGCTATCCTGAAGTTTGCCGGCGAACGCCTGGTCGAAGATTATAGCCGTCACGGATGCTTTGAACATGTCATCATCCGTCCTAGTGCAGTCTATGGCCCCCGCGACATTAAAGATAGGGTAATATCAAAGTTCTTAAGTGCAGCTATGCTTGACGAGGTGATAACAGTTAACGGTTCTGATGAATGTTTGGACTTTAGTTATGTTGACGATGTAGCCTCAGGCATCGTAGGAGCGTCACTGAGCGATGCTACTGCTGGAAAAACGTACAACATCACTCGTGGACAAAGCCGGAGCCTACTAGAGGCTGCTGAATTAGCAGTGAGAATAGCAGGCAAGGGCAAGATTGAGGTAAAGGATCGCGACAAAAACTTCCCTCTGAGGGGTTCGCTAAATATTGATGCAGCACGTCGCGATTTTGGGTTCGATCCTAAAATTGACATAGAACAAGGATTCCAACTCTATCATGAATACCTTATGTAAACTACAATGGACCGGACTAACTACTGATACAAACGGTGACATAAAACCATGCTGCATATCCCGTACCTACATAAAAAAAGACGACGGGACTAATTTCAATCTAGGAACAGACACGGTTGAAGAGATTTACAATAGCAAGAGCATGGTTGACATGCGACAACAAATGCTTGACGGGGTTTTGGTAGCAGGATGTGAAGAATGCTATGAGTCAGAAAAGTTTAGCGGAAGAAGCAACAGGCTCACATATAATCAGATATACAAGGATATAAAGGCTGAAGATACAAACACTGATCCGGCTGTCAAGTTTATTGACTTGAGATTTGGCAATCTATGTAACCTAAGTTGTCGTAGTTGCAACCCTAAGGCCAGCAGCCAGTTTCAACGGGAAATCGAAGTCATGCCGTCTGCTATAAAAAAATATCAAAGCTTCTTCCAAGAAGATATCAATTCTTGGTATCAGACGCCTGTGTTTAAGGATAATCTAGAAAAACAATTAGATAGTGTTGACATGATCTCTCTTACCGGCGGAGAACCTACAATCATACAACAAAACATGGAG